AATTTATATAGTATTAAAGACAACTCTTACCAGTGAACTTAAAATATTATATATTATCAAACTTTCCTTGTCACTTTATCTAACATGTCTGTTGGCCAAAGTATAGGCGTCTTAATTGATGCAGGAGTCCGACGTGTCGTTGATTTTTATCACGATTATTCAGAGCCTACATTTGAATTTATTTTTGGATGTACGGAGCTGTCTGCTCCTACGTGTGAGGATAACGTTTTCTTTTACAGGATTATGTTATTCGTGTTGTGCACACTGGTATTCATGCGTCGTATGATGCCAGAAACTGCAACTTGGTCTTTAAATTGGTTTTTGTTCATTTGTTGTTTACCATTCACATTTATTTATTTAAATGTTTATGTTAGATTTAACACATGGAGAAAAATCAAGTTAGTAACCTTAACTTCCAATTGTGCTGCTGAGGCCAATGGGGAGATAAGATACAACACTATGGAACAATATATATACGTACCTGCTTACAATCTAAACGTACGTGTAAACAATTGGAATACATGGACCCCTGACACTAATATGAAAGGTGGTACTCTCAACGAGAGTATGATCATTGATTCAGTAATGGAACAATCTCCCCTTCCTTCCTGTGTCGTCGCTATTGAATGCGATGGTATTGTGATGGGTATGGGTAGTCGTATTAAGGTTAATGGTTTCAATGTCTTATTTACAGCTGTGCATGTCATGCATGCTTGTAAAGACAATTTTCCAAGTTTACACAAGCGAGGCAAATCTATCCGGATTGGCCCTGATTGGAAGTTTTACGCATATAATGTTGATGCAGATTGGTGTATGTTATTGGTTCCTGACAGTGTCTTCACTTCATTGGGTGTATCAGTAGGCAGAACGAAGATAGCATGTCCTTCATCGGTTATATGCTCTCTTCATGGTTACGATGCAGCTGGTGATGAAGTCCGCAGCAAAGGTTCGATGACACCACAACGAAGTACGGCTTATTTATGTACACATAAAGCATCTACCATTAGAAAATGGTCTGGTACTCCCATTTTAGATCTGCAAGGTTTTATATTAGGCATTCATCTAGCTAAGACGAAGAATATGACTTATAATAAGGGAATTTTATTTCCTTCTTATTTGACTAGATCTCTTTCATCTAAATTTTTAGATAAAGAGAATTTGGAAACTTGGTATGAGAAAGAAAATGTAAACTTTACAGATAGGGAAGAAGAAGATGATGACTTTTGGACTAAACAAAATGTATTTCAGAATGGTAAATGGATGAAGTTCAATTACAAGGGATCTGATGTCAATTATGATGATGACCTCAGCGCTTTTGATGGAACTACATACAGAGGTGGAGTTACAGGCTCCTGGGCCGAAGCTATGGAAAGAGTATATAGAGATATTGAAGATGAAAGCGGCATTCCGACTTTAAAGTCAAAATGCACTAAACAAATTGTAAAAGATTTGATTAGTGATGCCGATAACGTCGATAATATATCTACTATTCCAATTACCCTTCAACTTGACATTCTTAAAGAAGCAATCAATAAAACTGATTATTTGATCACAAAGGATTCTCACACGTTACTCAATGCTCCTAAATATATAATTCCCAACACCAATGGAATTTGGTCCAATGACATGCCGCTTATTGCCGAAGCTTATCCTCCTACAAAATATGTGGGTAGAATAGTTGATGGCATTGCGACTGTTGTTGATACCATTGATTCCGATGGAGAGCAATTAATAATTAGCGCAGAGCCAATATATGAGGATCCCATTTTGATCGAAGTAAAAGATCAAGGTAGTTTGATTAAGAATAATATTCTTAAACTTTCTAATCTTGTTAATTTTAGTGATTATGGACTTATGAATAAGTTGAAGAATGTTGGAATAATCCAAATACTTCGTGATATGAGCGGATATGGCACAACACTTCCTTCTTTGCATCGCCCTTACAGTCGTGACCATATTGATTTACCCCAATCACTATGGCTCAATTCTGATGAGAGATTTGCAATCGAGGAACTGTTACAAACGAAGGCTATGAATGAAAATGCAGAATTGCATGGCTTGCCAAAAGCGCAGAAACTTAGAGTTCTTGTTAAGTTAGTCGAGAAATTGATTGAATTATATGGACCTGAAAAGATTTCTTCTCTTGTGGAAAGTCTTAGTGCATTCTGTGATGTTGATGAATTTCAGGTCACCTTTGATGAAGGTGAACTGAATTTTACTCTTGGGAAAGGTTGGTCTCGAACCGCAACTTACGAGAACTGTTGTAAGCTACAACGTGAAGGTATTGATGATATCAATTTGTGGGCTATAGTCTCCAAAAGATTTGAGCTTGCTACCAGTAATAAGAAGGATGTTTTAAAATTCTTCGCTACTGCTGGTTTTGGCTCTAATCCTGAAGTTCCAGAAGATTCTATTAATTTAGAAGAAATTGGTAAACTCCAGACTTTGAACACACAAGATCTCAGCAATATTCTTTATAGTTATTGCAAAGCAATAGGCAGAGATGCTGTTATTGAAGCTAGAAGTGGAAAATGCTCTATATCAGAGAGAAAGTATATGGATTCCATCGCCATACATAAAGATGGAAACCAGAATGATCACTCTTTGTTAGAAAGTGGCATACTTCCAAATCAGGTTTCTTTAAACTCTCCGGCCCCATGGAAAGGGGCAAACTCTCAAGAGAAGAACTCCAACTCATTGGAGGTTACAAATGGGAAATCAAAGAAGTCATTCAAGAAGAAAGGCAAATCAAAGGTCTCACACATGTTGGATTTTCGAATTGCATCTTCAATGCCTCAAAACCTACAAAACCAAACGAAGCTTGGAAAAGATTCGAAGGTATTTGGAGGGATAAAGGGCACTATTCTGTAGATGATGAATTTGTTTTTCCAGAACGTAACGCCCAAGCTGAGTTGGATTCATTAACTTTTCAATGTAGTAGAAGACGTATTGTTCAGCCACCTGAAGATAAAGATCTCAAGATAGCTATTGAAGCTGTCGCCTCTCGTTACGGCGAGAAAATTAGATTACCAAAATTTTTGAGAGAGATGAATGTTTATTCATCGGATTTTGATATAGGTGTAGCAGGAATGCTTACACATATTCAACCCGATGGATCACCAGGAGTCCCTCTTAAAAATATGGGTTCTTTTAATAAAAACGTTTTAGACAGCCATTTGAAGTTTTTCAAAAGTGTTCTTAAAGATCGGTTGTATTTGCTTAAAACAACTACAAATGATCAAATTAAGAAATACTCTGCCAAAGAGTTAGTACAGTTAGGATTCGTCGATCCAGTGCGTTTGTTCGTTAAGAATGAACCGCATCCAGCTCGCAAAGCTATTGCAAAGCGCTGGAGACTTATCCATTCTGTATCGCTCATTGACCAAGCTGTTGAACGTATATTAAATCAACATGTAAATAGTAAGGAAATCTCAAGATGGGATCGTATCCCATCTAAACCTGGAATGGGTTTCTCTCAAGGAGACATATGTAAAATAGTAGAAAATTTTGAAGCTATGCGCGCTATAGGCGACGTAGCAGCATCAGACGTCGAAGGATTTGACTTTAGTGTCCAGTCCTGGATGTTTGAAGCTGAGGCTAAAATTCGTCTGCTGTTACACGATGAAGACTTGACAGGCACCTATTATGAACGTATGCTTTTAAATAGAGCATATTGCGTTAGCACAAAGGTATTTCAGACTTCAAACGGAATTTTATATTCACAAGATGAAGGTGGAATACAACCTAGCGGTTCATATTGTACAAGTTCAGCCAACTCTAGAATTAGAGTTTTGATGGCTCAATTGGTAGGATCTAATGCAGCCAATGCAGCTGGTGATGATTGTAATGAATTGTGGGTGGAAGATGCAAAGGAAAAATACGATAAACTTGGAGTAAGATTAAAATTTTATGAAAAGATTATCGGAAATAACTTTGAGTTCTGCTCTCACATTTATGACATTCCATCTAAAACTGCTTATGCAGTAGGTCTAATCAAGGAGACAATGACTTTTATAAATAAGAAACGTACTAAGGAATTTTTGCTAAACCAGGATACTTACAAATTACAATATTCTGACGATCTCGTGGGCAACCCTCTTTTGGATGAGGTTGTGGACGTGATGAGGGAATTGGGATGTTGGTGAACATCCCAGTTCCGGTTTGTGCTCGAGGTGGAGGGCACAAACTAATGTAAATATTTTGTATATAATCTGCCTATCTCAAATATGTCGAATACATCAATTAATTCAACTAGTCAATTGGTTGACAACTCCATGAATTTTGATCCAACTATGGATTCAATGCCTTTGGCTACACAGTCACATGCAATGAAAAAGATGACTCCGGAATCTGCTATGATTCTAAAGATTACTCATCCTCCAACAGTTTGTGAAGAATTTATGGGATTGCCCACTATGGACACTAGAACACAGGTAATCCTTAACTGGAGAAATATCGATATCCTTAAAGAGCCGCTGGTCTTTGATAGATCAGCTGGTGTTGCCATGCCCAAATCTTGGATGAGATCCGATGATTACTCTATCGTTGTTCCAACTGGTGCCCGAATCAAATGGTTCGGTGTCACATACAGTGAGAACAATGGAGTAAGCAATGGAGCTTATGAACAAGATTTGAACAATGTTGGCATTCAGGATAACTTTGATTTTTCTATATGGTCTCATACAGTTAATAATTATCGTCCTATTGCTAAGTCTGTAACTTTGTATCCTAACGTTACAGCCTTCAACAATCAGGGCACAATCGCTGTCCAACAATTTAATCCGGCAATTCTCTTCGGAGGATCCGTTTCGGATTTATCCTTTACTCATGTAAAATTATTTCATCAAATGCTTGATCATTATTATTCAACCAAGCCAGAAATCTTTCTTAAAGATGTTAATAGTGTTTCAAGCTCTATTAACACCACTTCGTTAGATGCATGGTTTCGTTCTAGATCGATACGTCCTTCCGGACTATCGTTAGATCCTGATCAGTTTATTCAAATAATTAACTTGGGTAATGTTGGATATCCCACTGACGCTATCAGTCTCGTTCCAACACCATCTCAGATTGTTACTAATTCTATGCGTTCTTATGCAGATAAGTTCATTAATGGCGCTTTCGCTGTTAATAGAATTAATACACTTTCTCCAGAATGGATGGCTGGTTCCAATACTCGCCCAGGCAATGGTTTGTACGATTGTTGGAGTTATACCTACTCAGCTGATGGAAGTTCACATCTCATCCCTCTCTTAGATCCAACCCCCGTTGGCACAAGTACATTTACTACTATGCGCGACACTCTTTGGACTAAGGATATGACGTGGACATTCATCAGAATGCAGGGTATATCTCCTAACTATGGTGTAACCAATGAGTCTCCTCAAGCGGCACCAATATGTCTCAAAACATATTATACCTTTGAGGCACAGCCAGTATGGAACGGCCCTTGGAACGGGCTTAGTAGGGTCAGTCCTATGCCCTCTCTAAAGGCTATGGAAAATCTTATGGACACATTCTATAATATGCCGGATGCAATGCCTGCCAAGATGAATTTTCTTGGGAGTTTTCTTCCCACACTTATTGGAATGTTACCAGCAGGTCTTAAGGTCATTAAGTCCCTCTTCTCTTCATCTTCTGAGGAGAAAGGAGCTTCTTCTGAACCTTCAAAATCTTCAGCTCACCTTGAGAGTGAACTCACATCTTTACTTAGCACAGTCGCCCAACGAGTTGGATCATCAGTTGCAAACAAGATCAATCGATCTAAGTATGCAGCTGCTGTCCCCCAAGCTCAAAAGCGAATTGCACCAGCCGTTAAGGCACGTAGTAAGAAGTAATTTACTCCCATCTTTGGGCTCAGGATTTTACAACCTGAAATATTTTTCATATAACCTTTATGAACTTGTTGAAGAGGACGATGATTATTGTCACTGTCTTTTATTCAAGATCACTCAGAGCTATCATGATCTGGAGTCAATCAATGCGCGCGAGCGTTATGATTGGTTTTCCAGTATTATCGATTCTCACTCTGTTAATGGTTGCTATGAATGCCCCTCTCCCCTAGCTGTTATCGATGGCTTTACATTGATATGAATTGCAAACATAATTTGCACCCTATATATATTTTTCATATTAACAAATACATTCGAAGGAAAACGAACATAACGGTCGAAACCGGGCTATAAGCTAACCAAAAAGATATCATCTCATCTTTTATTTGTTTGTGAAATTTGTATATATTGTAATGTTTCTCCTATAACTTTAAAATAGGAAGGTCCACCTACCACCTTTAAGCGTAGGAAAGGTTCTTATCTGTCAAAATACTACTAAACCCAGCACTGATTTTAATTAATCACCTCTAGAATGTTCTAGTAGATAAGAGGCCCA